GAGCTTAAACGGGGGATTGGAAACATTGATAGAGGGTGGAACAGTAAAACAACAATCTGGGGCGGTTAGTATTGGGCAAGTAGATCGACCACTAGATACTCTACCCGAAAAGAAATCTCCAGATAAAACACCTATACCCCTATTACAAAGAGAAGTAATATCAAAAGCAACATTTTATCATGATGCTGGAGATGAAGGGTCTGATACATATAAATTAAGCTTGGAACAACAAGGATTAATAAACAACAGTATTGTTCCTAAAACAGTTGAAGGCGAAGCTCTACTTTCTGCATCTACACCATTAATAACAGTAAATGATGCAGATATTAATAAATTTACGTTCTTCCCAAGATCATTTATATTGTCCAATAAAGATAACAGAATATTTACGTTAGATGATATGTTAAAAGATGGGGGATTAGTTGCTCAAAGAGGATTGACAGAAAAACAAATAGTATATAATTTAAAACAATTGACTGTAAATTGTTTGGATCCAATTAAAGCTAAATTTCCTGATATGAAAATTAACAGTGTGTTTAGACCAGTAACATCTACCGTTACTGCAAGTAATGCTGAGACAAGCGATCATGGATTAGGTGCAGCTGCGGACATAAAATTTGCAAATACTAGATTTAAAGATTATAGAGATATTGCACAATGGATAGTGCAAAATATTCCTCACAGACAAGTTATTTTAGAATATGCTTTTGAGTCAGGCAATAATAAGTTACGATCTGCCTGGATACATATTGCGTTCCTAACTGCTAACGGAACAATAGTTAAATCTACTAAACCGTCGGTACAAACATTTGCAAATCATGCATCTGTTTCTAAATCCCTGGTAAATCTAGCATAATAAATATCTAATATGACAACCAGCAAACAAATAAAACAATTCGCGGATTTAGACCTGTCTTTCACAATCAATCCATTTACCAAAGATCTTTATCTCAAAACAGATGAGGATGCAGTAACAACTGCAATAAAACATTTAATTAGAACTAAAAATTTCGAGAGATCTTTCCATCCGGAAATAGGAACACAGATACATTCTTTATTATTTGAGAATTTTTCTTCAGCAGCTAAACTTGCAATGGAACAAACGATAACTGAATCTATAGAAAAATATGAAAAACGAGTGAGGTTAATAAGTGTAGATATAGAAGAATCTGTAGATACAAATGATTTGATAGTTAATATTATTTTTACTTTAAAAAATACTAGCAATCCTGTTACAATTTCAACACTAATAAGTAGAGTAAGATAATGGCAAATTACAGAATATCAGAATTAGATTTTGATTCTATTAAGAATAATTTAAAACAATTCTTAACAAATTATAGGGATAAAGATAATAATCTTATTTTTAAAGATTATGATTTTGACGCATCTAGTTTGTCTATATTATTGGATCTTTTATCTTACAATACACATTACAATGCATACCTAGCTAACATGGTTGCTAACGAAATGTTTTTGGATTCCGCAGTTAAAAGACAATCTGCCGTATCTATCGCTAAGCATTTAGGTTACACGCCTATGTCTTATAGAAGTGCAAAAGCAAAACTATCATTTAATGTACCGGATCCAATAAACACACCTACCACTTTGACTTTGCCTAGATATTCTAAATTTACTACACTTATAACAGGAACAACATATACCTTTGTTAATTTAGATCCAATTACAATTAAGCCCATAGATGGTTTATATAATTTTACAGATATAGAAATTGTAGAGGGTGAACCATTACAATATTCTTACAGAGTTGATTTATCCGGTCCTTCAGAAAAATATACCATACCAAATATAAATGTAGATACAACAACCATACGAGTTACTGTTCAAAATTCTTACACCGATAATACAACAGAGCAATATACATTAGCAAATGATTTATACGGTATAACACCCACATCTAAAGTATTTTATCTAGAAGAAAATCCATCAGGATATTTTGAAATATTTTTTGGTGACGGTAGTCTCGGACAAAAATTAAGCCAAGGCAATATTGTAACTATAGAATATTTAGTAAGCAATGGTGATGCATGCAATGTATCAAGTACAATTACTCAAAACTTTTCATTAAATGGTTCCATAGGTGGCGTAATATTGGGAAGTAGTATAACAGCAACTACCAATTCTTCGGGTGGAGATGTTAAAGATACAACAGAAGATATAAAGTTTAAAGCACCTAGATTTGCATCATCTACTAATAGGGCAGTCACTGCTGCAGATTATAAATCTATTATAGAAGCAAATTATCCGTTGGTTGAATCTATATCAGTATGGGGAGGTGAGGATAACGATCCACCCAAATACGGTAAAGTTATGATATCATTAAAACCATATGAAGGGTATATTGTTAGCGATACTGTAAAAACTAATATAACTAAAAATATTTTATCAAGTAAAAAGGTAATGTCGATAATTCCCGAATTTGTAGATCCAAAATATCTTTATATTAATTTAGACACAAAGGTTAAATTTGCAGCAAAAAATTCTAAATATTCTGCACCTCAGATAGAATTACTTACTAGAGGAACTATAGATGATTACTTTAAACAAGAATTACAAAAATTTAATAAAAATTTTATATATTCCAAATTATCTAAATTAATAGATTCAATTAATCAATCTATTATTGGGAGCGTGTTAACTATTAAACTACAAAAAAGAATTCAACCTATAATTAATGCCGAAAATGGCTACACTGGCGGTGATGCTATTAAATTTGCTAATAAATTAATTACAGGTAGTATAGCATCTACTGCATTTTACTATGATACTTCCACAACAGGCAATATTACCATAGACAAAGTTTATATTCAAGATACATTATCTACAAATACTACAAGCAGTTTAAATTTAGTTGATTTTTATTCAGAACAAATTTTAGTTAACGGAATCGGTACTGTAGATTATTCTACAGGAATACTATCGTTCAATAGTTTAAACCCCGCAGGTTATGTAGAAAATTCATCAGACATTAGAATATATGCAAAATCGGAAGAGTTAGATATTACATCCACAAACGATATGATATTAGTAATAGATGATACTGCAGCAAATACAGATGTTAAAAGATTATCTGGATTAACGGTTACGATACTAACAGAATAACATGGCATACGAAACACTACCTAGTTTAGAACCGTTGCTTGGACCATTAAAAGTATATGGTCAGTCTAAACCCGGACAAATAAATGGAGATCTTGTAGGATGGTTTTATCCTTTATATTTAACCAGAAAAGAAGCAATACAAGCAGATATAGAAAAAGATGGCAAAGGCATATATCAGGTAATTACTTTCTATTATAGAGAAGGTGAATTTTATGTGCCGGATAGTTTTGGTAATTATGGCAAAGATAAACAACCGCTAAACTATACAGTATACGAAGGGAATGGTGCAGAAAATCCTTTTGCTAAAATACAAAATAAATTATCATTATTAGTGGATACTCAATTACCAGAATTTGTGCAAACAGATTATGGTATGTTTATAGCTTTTATAAAAGCATATTACGAATTTTTAGAACAAACAAATGAAGCTCAAGAATTACTACAAAACATATCCAAGTATGCAGATGTAGACCAAACTTCTAGTTTTTTAATTGATAAGTTCTTTGAGAATTATGCATATGATATTACTAAATCCTCAGTATCAGATAATACGTTCTTAATTAAAAAAATAAGAGACATCTATAGCAGAAAAGGCACCGAAGATGCCTATCGTATTTTATTTAATATTTTATATAAAGAAACCATAGAATTTTTCTATCCATATGACATAGTATTAAAAACATCTTCGGGAAAATGGTATCTGCCTAAATCATTAAAAGTGAAACAAATAGATCCTTTACAAAATGTATTTGATTTTGAAAATACATTAGTTGTGGGGGAATTATCCAATGCTACTGCTGTAGTAAATAAGGTACAAAAAATAATACTCGGCGGATATGAGATATATGAATTACTATTAGATACAAATAGTATTACTAATTATTTTTATCCTAATGAAAAAATAACAGCATCCAAATCTGTATTATTAAACAACGTAATTGATAAATCAAATTTAATTGCCACAACATATTCTGTTTTATCTAAAATAGATGTGATTAATGGAAAATTAGGTTACACAAAAGGCGTCGCTATAACTGTATCTGATCCTTATGGAAATGGTATATTTGCTACCGCAAAGGTATCCGGTGTTAATCAATATGGATCCATAACTTCTATAGAAATAGATAATTCTGGAATAGATTATAGTATTAATACCATAGTTGATATTGGTTTACCTACCGGAAATTTACAAGGATCGTATAGTATAGTTAATGGTGTAGTCACTATAGAATTTCCTAATATTCATGGTATAAAGAAAGGTGCAAGATTGCTTATTAATTATACCGGAAATGTGTACAGCCCGGTTTATAATACTACTCATCCCATTGTAGTAACATCTGTACCGAATGTTCGTTCAATAAGATTTACATATCCCGGACTTTAAATGGCATATTCCTTAAGTTATAGCAATGCAATAGTTTCAGAAGGATCACCGGTAACTATTACTTTAAGTAATACAGGTTTACCTGACGGGACACTTGTACCGTTTATTATAACAGGTACAGGTATTAATACGTATGATTTTTTAAATTTAACCAGTCTTACAGGTAATTTTATTATACGAAGCGGAATAGGTACAATCACCCTAACGCCTGCGCAAGATTTAAAAACAGAAGGTACAGAATCTTTTATACTTAGATTAACTGGTACAGGTAGATCTGAAAGTATAGGTATAACAGTTTTAGATACTTCTACCCCTTCTAATGCAACAGCTCAATTTTATATAACTACATCTGTTCCAACGGTAGAAGAAGGAATATCTGTAACCTTTAATGTTAGAGGTGAGAATGTTGCAGCAGGTTCAAGTGTCCCATATCAAATTTATGGTATACAAGCTGCGGATGTATATAATACAGAATTGTCAGGTAATTTAATTTTTGTTGCGAATTCTAGTTATGATACAAGAGCAAGCATTACCTTACAAACACTTTTAGATTATAATACTGAAGGAGTAGAAAATATCGCAATGTTGATATACCCAACATTTGCATATTCCTTAGTTGTTAGTGGAACAACAACTATTTTGGATACATCAACAGATAGTTCGGGATATATTAAATTAACATCAAATAAAACAAAAGTAAGAGAAGGCGAAAGTATAACCTTTACGGTAGAGGGTGTTAATATTCCTGCAGGATCTAATGTCGATTATTTAATAGTACCTAAACCTTATACTTTGGCAACCGGGGAAATAATTTTACCCGATATAGAAGATTTTAGTAATTTAACATCTGTTACGGGAACATTTCCTCCTCTTGCAACAGTAGGTTCGGCAAATGTTGCTAGTATTACTTTTGATATAAAGGATGATTATGAATATGAACCTACAGAATATTTTTATCTTACAGCAACACCGTCAAGTCTATATTCTCCTGTTTCTTCCCTAGTAATAAGTATATTAGATTCTGGAAACTTACATATAAAATCGGATCAGATTACATCGGGCAATGTCAATGTTTCGTTTTTAGATAAGGCTATACTACAAGCTAATGTAGGAGCATTAACAAATAAACCAGGTTATTGGATAGATACAACAGGACAAATATCTGACTCTATGGTATTACAAGGTAAATCTTTAGATGCCACAGAGCAATCGTTGGTTTTGTATCAACCATTTTCCTATGTAATACGTTCATCTTTGTCAATAGATAAATGGAAAGAATCTGTCAAAACTGTATTACATCCTGCAGGATTTGCATTATTTAGTGAAATAAATAATGAGACTGATCCGAATCATATGAATGATGTTAGCGTAAATTCACCAAATGATTCTGAAATTTTTACTTATTCTACAACAACAGTAGATAGTACGCTTGGATTTTTTAATGTAGGTAATGTAACCTATACCAATGCGGTTGGGACTTTTCCATATACAGTTGATACTATCTTTTTACAAACTAATCCTAAATAAATAATAGATGCCTAACATAGTAACTAATAAATTAAGAATAGATAACGCCAAGAATTTTAAAAATGGAGTGTCTTTAACTTCAGGAAATTCTTTGTATTTATTCTTGTCTAAACCTTCTCCCTGGTCTGGAGATGGTACTGTACCCGATCCAAAAGATTATTCCTTAGATACTGCAAAAACTTGGGATGAAATGGTAAGTCTTAAAAGGATAATACCTTCAGACATTGCTCACGTTGTTAAAAGAATAGATTGGACAAAATATACAACATACGCAGCATATGATAATTTAGATCCAGATCTTTTTAACAAATCTTTTTACGTTATAAATTCAGAATTTAATGTTTATAAATGTATACACAATAATAATGACGAGCAATCCTTAATTGAACCCACAGGTAATAGTTTGGATATAGTTACTTTGTCAGATGGTTATCGTTGGAAGTATATGTATTCTATCGGTATTGGTGATAGATTAAAATTCTTAACTAATAGATGGATGCCCGTATTGACAGATACCCTTGTAGTTTCAAATGCAAAATCTGGAGCAATAGAAAACATAAAAATACTAAACACCGGATTTGGTTATGATTCTACATCTTCTATAGTAATTGAAGGTGACGGGTCTTCTGTTTCAGTATCACCAAAAATAGATTTAGGTGTGTTATATGATTTTGTTTATTATAATACGGGTACAGGTTATAGATATGCCACTGCAAGATTAGTAGATAATACAGGTACAGGAAGATATGCAAACATACAACCAGTAATAAGTCCTTTAAATGGGCATGGATATGATCCTGTTTTAGAATTGAATTCAAGCTTGTTAATGATAAATTCTAAAACAACTTACACCGAAGGTTTTGGCGATTTCCCTGGTAGTTTTTCTTATCGGATAATCGGCGTTGTAAAGAATCCTTTAAATGCAAATGGCTCAATTTCTACATCCACAACATTAAATGCATTATCGGGAATAACTTTAAGATCTGCATCAAATAATTTTAGTCAATATGAATACGTACAGGGTGGTCTTAGTAATGCCAATGCTTATGTAGTCGTATCAAATATATCTGCAGGTAATGGATATGTTAAATTTATTCAAAATTTTGATTTAACAGGAAATTATAGTAGTTTTATTCCTGGTGAAACTATTATAGGAAAAACGTCGGGTGCAACAGCAATAGTTTCAAATTTATCGTATCCCGAAGTATTAAAAAACAAGGGTGATATTCTTTATATAGAAAACAAGTCTCCTATAACTAGAACAACAGAACAGACAGATAATTTACATCTTGTAATAGAATTTTAAGGAAAACAAATGGCAACGACTGCAACATTAAATTTAGTAACTGCTTCAGCTACACCTGAAGCAACAAAAGTTACTCCATATTTTGATGATTATTCTGAAGATAAAAACTTTCACCGCGTATTGTTTAAACCGGGAGTGGCTGTTCAATCTCGCGAACTGACACAATCCCAAACCATATTACAAAATCAAATTAAAAGAGTAGGTGATTATCTTTTTAGTGATGGGCAAAAAGTAACAGGCTCTAAACCTAGTGTAAATTTAGATGTACGTACTGTAAGGATCACCGGTAAAAATACTATTAATCAATCCATATCTTTGAATGATTGTTTAGGAAAATATGTTACAAGTTTAAATTCTGATATCTTAGGATACGTTGAAGTTGTTTATGAAAAAGATGATCCGAAAATAGGTGATCTGCCTTCTATTGTTATTAGTTTAAAAAAATACAATACTACAAATAACGGAATTTTTCCTGAAGGAGATGTTCTATATTTTCACAATACCTATTCGCAAGCATTAAATGGCACAACAACATCTTTAGTATCTGTTGTAGAAAATAATGTTGTTAAAAATGCAATAGGCACTTGCACACCTTTTTCCAAAATAATCAATTTATCCACAGCTAGTACTTCGATTGAGGTAGGTGATTTAGTTGTGCATCCTAATATAACTAAAACAATCTATGTAACTGAAATTATTAATCAATCGCAGTATGCAATTAGTGAGGCACCAGCAACAACATTTTCTGGCGAAAATATTCAATTTACTAAACTATCAACTTGCCCCTCATCCATTGTTACTCAGGATGAAACCTATTTTTATAAGAGTGGGTTTTTAGTTAAATGCCCAAGACAAAAAATTGTACCAGATAAAAATACATCGTTTCCATCTAAAATTATTGGCCTATATGTTACAGAACAAATAATTACAAGTGAAGATGATTCTTCATTATTAGATCCTGCTTTAGGTAGTTCTAATTATTTTGCAACAGGTGCGGACCGGTTAAAGATTGATTTAGCTTTAACAAGTTTTGACATGGATATCAATAAAAAAGCAGATACCGATCAAATAATTATACCTGTACTTGTTTTTAATAGAGGCCTCATTGAATATATACCCGAAACAACAGTATCAAGTGAAATACAACAACAAATAGAACAAAGAACATTTGACGAATCTGGTAATTATATAGTTAAACCATTTACTATTACACCAACCGGATCGGTTGAGGATCCTACATTATTATTTAGTGTATCCAGCGGTAAAGCATATGTTGCTGGTCGTGAGATAAGTACTATTTCTGGTACAGAAATATCTTTACCAAAAGTAAGTGCAACAGATACAAAAACAGGGTATAATATTACAACATCTCAAGGTAACTATATTAGGATAACTGATCTTAACTATGGCGGTAGTAATATGCAACTTCCCATTGTACAAACTAAAGTACAGGGAGAGATGTATCTAGAACTGCATAATGTTACAAATCCAACCTCAGCAAATTCTGCAAATACAAAAGTTGGAACAATATTATTTAAAAATTTAGAATATGATAGTTCATTAGGTAATGCAAAAACACAATTTAGATTATTTTACCACTATTATTCTCCCGTACTTGAAACGCCAACAACATGGACAGCATGGAGTACAACATATGGTATATCTGTAGCAGACGGACAATTTATTGCTAATGTATTTTATTCATCGCCCGCCGCAAATACTTTATTAGGTAATTATGGTGTTGCGAGTACACCGTGTTTTGCATTATATAGAGAACCAGGTACAGATGAAACTGCATATTGGTATAAGCAATGGAACGATATAGATAAAAGAGATATATCTTTAACAAAATCTAGATTTGCTACAGCATTACTAGCCGATACTACAAACTCGGATTATGCGAGAATGTTATCCAATACTAAAGCATTTTATTCTTTTAGTAACGGTAGTCCATTTATAGATGGACTATTAAATGTAAAACAAGTTAAAAGCATTATAGGTGTTTCAAACGGACAAACATCTCATTATACTGGAGCAACTTATACCGATCCTTTCTTTTATGCGAATGTTGCAGCTGCATCCATAGATGCTCAAAATCAATTAATTATTTCGGATCCTAGACCATCCGATTTACTAGTATTCCGCATACCAAAAAATGCGGTCAAATCTGTAGACAATTTAAAAACAACATATAGTAAAACAGTACGAGGGGCAATTTTTACAGCAGGCGTATTTAGTAAAATTGTATCTAATCCAGAAACGTTTGCTTTAGGCGATGGCGTAGTAAATGCTAGTACTGCAAGAGTAAATTTTATTATTGCAATACGAACAGGCGCAACAACAAATGTACCTTTAGGTGTATGGAATTTTGAAAAAGGCACAGCTACTATTTCCCAAGACTCTACAATTTTAACTGTAGATTTAGGTGATGCAACCTTTACAGGCGTAGCTGATATAGAATATGTTGTGGAATCAAATGCTCTTCCTCCTAGAATTAAAACACGAATAACAGATGCCTTTCAATTTGCCAATGTTAATATTGTAGATTATAAGTATAGTACAAATATTGCAGACATTGCATCCTATAATGGTATTTTTAAATTAAACACATCTGATACATTTAAAGGTAAATGGCAATCTAATGTTTCGTACACTTATAATGATATCGTAGTTGGTAGTGGTGCCACATATAGAGCAAAAGCACCTAGTTCAAATATTGCAGTTACAACGGCAAATACGTGGACAGCATTAACAGACATTACTAATAGTACATGGATATTATCTAATGGGCAAAAAGATGGTTGGTATGACCACGGATATGTTCAATATGTAGGATCCTCTACATCTTTGCCTGGCAATGTTCTAATAACATATGATTATTTTACACATGCAGGAGAAGGTCCTTGTACTGTAAATTCTTATCCAGCAAATACTATAATTTATTCATATACTTCAGTAATAGATGCAAAACAATATAATTTAAGAGATTGTTTAGATTTCAGACCAAAGCGTGTAAATGGAAGTCTATATTTAAATTTTGAAACTGCAATCTTTCCGACTTCTGCAGTAAATACAGAAGCAGATGTAACATATTATTTAGCAAGAATAGATAAGCTTTATGTTACTGCAGATTCTAGAAATTTTGAAAATCCATATAGCAGATTATATGTTGAACAAGGTATTGAAGTAAACAATGTAGCTACTGCAAAAGATTCTAATGCTGACAAATTAAAACTTACTATAGCAACACTTTATATACCTCCGTATGCAACCTCATCTTTTGATGTAAAAATTGTATATGAAGATAGTCGTCGTTTTACGATGGCCGATATAT